ATACAGACTTGTTAAAATCGATGTTTGAAGAATATAACGACATTGATGAAGTATTTCTATGTGTAGCACCTTTAAATCGTTTTACAATAGGATTTGATAATGAATTATCCGACGATGTTATTCCTGTAGATCATTTTAAATTAAAATGTGATAGTGATAATTCTTTAATTTCTAGATACGTTGACAATACGGTAGTTAAAGACAAACTTCAATTATTCAATAAACCCACATACGACGATTATTCAAAATTTCCCGGTATGAATTTATCTGCTGAGAAAGGATTATTAGAACCTGATCTAAGAAAAAATACTTATATGCAGGTTAAATTATTTTTTGAATTAAACTCTTTTTTAGAAAAAAGAGATTTTGGTTTACAAATCTTTGCCTGGGATAGAATTTGTTTTGAAAACAATGCTAAATTATATCTTTTTAATTTTACAGAAAGATTGAAATTTCCCGATGTTTATAACTACTACGGACAATTAAAAGCTACAACATTAGCACCTAAGACCGTTGAAAAATTCTTTTTAGATAAAAATATTGACCATACAAAATATTTTATCGAAGACAACGAACATTATAATAAAGATTATCACACTCTCATTGCTACTAAATATCTACCCTGGTTGAAAGCACTATGAGAATTTTAATTGCCGGTGATAGTTTTGCCGCTAAGTGGCCAAATGCCTCTATTGGTTGGGTTGATTTATTGGCTAAAGAACACGAAGTTACAAATGTAGCTCAAGCTGGCGTAGGCGAATACAAAATATATAAACAAATTGAAACTATTAACCAACACCTGTATGATTGTATAATTGTTAGTCATACCAGTCCTAGTAGAATACATACTCCAAATCATCCAATTCATAAAACTGGATTTCATAAAGATTGTGATTTAATTTTAACCGACATAAACGAAAATTTTTCTTTGTTTGATGGTAATTTAAAAACTGCTCAAGGATGGTTCAAATATCACTACGACGACGAGTATCAATTAGATGTTTATCGGTTGTTAAGAAAAGAAATTAATAGTATAATAACAATTCCTTATATAAGTTTATCTCATATTGAAATTTTAAAAAAACTATCAATAGAAAAAAATCATTTTGATTTTAGTAGACTTTGGAGTTCGGAAAGAGGTTTAATTAATCATTATACTGAAAAAGGAAATAAAGTTATTTTTGAATTGCTGTCACAATTTTTAAGGAACAAAGAATATGGTTAAAGCAGGAACACTTTGGGGTACCTATAATGATAGAAAAAAATTTCGTGTTATTAGTGTAACCGAAATCGATGATCATACTTGGGTGTATTATCGATTAGATAACTGCAATCCTAATATAGCAGAATGTCAGGAATGGAGTTGTTACATTGAAAGTTTTCTTCAACGATTTAATCCATTACCAGAATGAATGTTATTACTATACCGTGGCGTAATCAAGGTGATGTTTGGTGGAGTGGAACCTGTGCTAGTGTTCTCGAACACTTTGGACTACCCGGCGGTCGATACACAACAGAAGTAAGCGAAGAATGTATGAAATTCTTTTTTAAAAATGAACACGATGCTCTAATGTGTAAAATTTTAGTAAGTCACGCTTTATGAAATTTGATAAAATTGTTGCAGCATTAATAATAATAGTTGGCCTTGGAATTCTTGTATTATTAGATTTTCCTCGACAACGAGTATACGACTGCGGCATGGCCGAATGGCATCCAGATATTCCTGCAGAAGTTCGAGATGCGTGTAGAAAATTAAGATACGATCATTGGAAGCAAGAACAAAGGGATAGAAATGAAAGAAAAAATGAAGAGCGCATACATGAAGGCCGCTCAATTATTCTCCGAGCTTAGTCATGCACAAAGATTACATGTTGGTGCTATTGTAGTCAAAGATGATAGAATTATCAGTATTGGCTATAATGGTATGCCGGCTGGTTGGGAAAATAACTGCGAATATAGAGATTATGACACCGGAGCAGGCGGATGGCTGAGTCCCGACGAATTTCTTTCTAAATATCCATACGAAGAATGGAATGAAGAAGCAGGATGTAACGTTCATTTTGGATTAAAAACTAAACCCGAGGTATTACATGCAGAAACAAATGCAATTGCCAAATTGGCTAAAAGTACTGAGTCTGGTGCGAATGCTACTATGTTTGTTACTCATAGTCCTTGCCTTGATTGTGCCAAACTCATTTATCAAAGCGGGATTAATAGTGTTTTCTATCGCGAATCTTATCGTAATGATGATGGAATTAAATTTCTTGAAAAATCCGGAGTAAAAGTTGAAAAGTTGGACATTAACGATTAACGAAGATGGAATATTACCATTGCCTCAAGATTTACTAAATGAGATGGGTTGGAAAGAAGGCGATACTATAAATTGGATTGATAATAAAGACGGAACATGGAGTTTGGTCAAAGAGGACTTGACAAATTTCATATATAAAGGTATAATAAACAATGAGCAAAATTAAAATCGCAGAGCTATTTTATAGCATTCAAGGTGAAGGACGCTTTATGGGTGTGCCTTCTGTTTTCTTACGTACATTTGGTTGTAACTTTAAATGTGCAGGCTTTGGTATGCCAAAGGGCGAACTAAGTGCAGAAGTTGAAGATATTGCTATCCAGCACGAAAGAAAACCTTATACAAAATACGAAGAACTTCCGCTTGTTAGCACAGGCTGTGATAGTTACGCTAGTTGGGATCCTCGTTTTAAAGATCTTAGTCCTATGCTTACAACAGATGGTATTGCAGAACGTATCTGCGAAATCCTTCCATTTAATCAGTGGCAGGACGAACACTTGGTCATTACAGGCGGCGAGCCGTTACTAGGTTGGCAACGTGCTTATCCAGATCTGTTGCGCCATCCTAAGATGGCTGGTTTAAAAGAGATTACCTTTGAAACTAATGGTACTCAAAAACTAACGCCAGAGTTTAAAGAATTTCTTTCTATCGAATGGTTGATGCCGCATCCAGAATATAATAAAGAAATTACATTTAGTGTAAGTGCTAAACTAAGTTGTTCCGGTGAAGAACGCAGTGAAGCTATTCGTCCAGACATTGTATGTGAATATGAGGAGGTTGGCTACACTTACCTTAAGTTTGTAGTAGCGACAGAAGAAGATGCAGAAGAAGCAATTGAAACAGCAGACATTTACAGAGCCGAAGGGTTTACAGGACCCGTATATCTTATGCCAGTTGGTGGGGTGGAGTCTGTTTATACTCTTAATAATCGTAGGGTCGCTGAACTAGCGATGAAAAATGGCTTGCGCTATAGTGATAGACTACAAGTACCATTATTTAAAAATGAGTGGGGAACTTAATGAAATTTATTAAAAAATTATTTGGTTTAGATAAAATCGAAGCCAACATTGAAGAAGCAAGATTAGCACTTGAACAGGCTAACAAATTAAAAGAAGAAGCCGAAAATAGCCTAAAAGAAATTGCTCAAGAACAAGAATTGGCTAAATTGAGTCCAAAAGATCGTGCTACTCGAAAGAAAGAACCATGGGTAGGCGTGTTAAATACACATATAAACAAAGACAATGTTCGTAACGGTTTTTTTGAACTTGACTGGAATGAACATTTTGTGCTACAATTAAAGCAAGAAGGTTATGGTGCTGACGGTGATTTGGACGAAGAAATTGTCGATCGTTGGTTCCGTGAACTATGTGCTAATGTTGTTGTTGACGGTGATTACGGTGGTCCTTTACAAACAGGGACTTTGGACATACAGAGTGTAAAAAGAAATAATAAATGACCTACATTTTAGTTGATACTGCGAATACTTTTTTTCGCGCACGGCATGTGATCAACGGCGATGCTGATATTAAACTTGGCATGGCTTTTCATATAACTTTAAATTCAATTCGTAAAGCCTGGCAGCAGTTTAACGGCAGTCACGTTATTTTCTGCTTAGAAGGTCGTAGCTGGCGCAAAGATTTTTACGCCCCCTACAAAAGAAATCGTGCAGAAGCTCGTGCGGCACACAGCGAAAAAGAACAAGAAGAAGATACACTATTTTGGGAAGCATTTGATACCTTTAAAGAATTCATTAAAGATAAAACAAATTGCACCGTTATGCATCATCCGCAATTAGAAGCAGATGATTTAATTGCAGGCTGGATTCAAAATCATCCAGATGATAACCATGTTATTATTTCTACAGATACCGATTTTGCACAACTTATTGCACCCAATGTGAAACAATATAACGGTGTAATGGAAATGACTATTACACATGAGGGGTATTTTGATGACAAAGGTAAGCCCATTGTTGACAAAAAAACTAAAGAAGCTAAAGCAGCACCCAATCCAGAATGGCAACTATTTGAAAAATGTATGCGTGGTGATACCAGTGATAATGTCTTCTCAGCGTATCCAGGTGTGCGTACTAAAGGCACAAGCAAAAAAGTGGGTCTTGCTGAAGCGTTCGAAGATCGTAAAACCAAAGGATTTGCGTGGAACAATCTCATGCTTCAGAGATGGACTGACCACGAAGGCAAAGAACACAGAGTTTTGGAAGACTATGAGAGAAATCGGCGACTAATCGATTTGTCTTATCAACCAGAAGAAATTAAAAAAATTATTGTAGAAACAATTAATACTGCTACAACTGCTAACAAAAATGTTAATCAAGTTGGAATTAGATTAATGAAATTTTGTCATCTCTACGATTTGAAAAAAATTGCAGAGCAGGCACAATCTTATGCGGAGCCATTAAATGCTAGATACAACTATGATGAAACTAGAGTTTTGTCAGTATGAAAATACTTGTGAAAACAAGTCAGCAACATGTTGGGAGAATCACATGACAGAGATACACGCTAAACCAATCATTAAAGATAAATTTTGGATTGTTGAAAAGGACGGAGAAAAATTTGCAACTCTTCGAAAGATTGAAGACGAGCGATTTGTACTTAGTAATGAAACAGGTATTAAAATTTATGATAATAAAGAAAGCCTGACGAAACAATTTGGCAAAGATTTCTTTGTTGCTAAAATTGTTAAAGAAGCCAATGGTTCATTACCAAATGAAGTTCATGGCTATTCAACTAGTGTTGAACCTCATAATGCTATGTTCGACATCAAACGTAAACTACCGTTGTTCACAAAAAGTAAAGATAGTAAAAGTTTATATTGTGCCGGATACTATGTCATCCGTTTCGATAAAGGTTGGGTAAAATCATTTTGTCCAAAAATGATTACTTTACAAAGATATGATTTTAAAGGTCCATTTAAAACAGAAATGGAAATGAAACAGGTATTATCAAATGTCAGCAAATAATATACCAGATAAATTACCTAGTGTTGAAAGGCTTATTCAACGATTAAATGTAGCAGAAAAAAGTCAACAGAAAGATATACGTATATCTATTCAAGAAGGAAAAGAGCTAGTACAAGAACTAGCTATTATAACGACTAAATTAGGTTCTACGGTTGCCGAAATTCGCGATTTATTGAAAGAAATTAAAGAATCAACCACTCAAATCGATGTAAAGTTTGACGGCGGAACGTTCTAAAGGTGATAAATATATACGTGGTTAATTAGGAACACGTATATAATGAGTAGACCAAAACCGAAGATAATACTCGAATATGCCAATAAAGAAAACTACAAGGTTGAACAGATTCTTGAAAGTGAAGCTATATGGGCAGTATTCTACAAAGGCCAGCCTTTTAATTTAAAGAGCGGAAGCCTGTTGGCTAGCTATCCTGGACCAAAATACAAAAAGGTTAGTTTTTCAAATCCAGGCCATGCACACAATCTAGCAAAAAAATTAAACAAACTTTTTAAAACAACAGATTTTGCAGTATATAAATTAACACAAGGTGAACCGATAAAATGACTTATACCAAGAATACCTATACTGCGGTGTTCTTGAAAGCGGCAAATAAAGAAGTAGACGACCGCACATTTGATCAATTAAAAACAAGTTGGTGGTACAACTTGCGCACAAAAAACGAAGGCGGACTACGCCTCACAGAAGAAGGTCTTAGATTTATTCAAGAAGAAGCAGACATAAAGACCTATAGTATAAAAATTCCCAAAGAAATTAAAATAACACCCCAAATACTAGTTTGGTTAGATAACTTTATTCATGCCCCGTGGTATCTTGAAAAACATACGTTATCGGTGTTATCCGAAAAAGCAGCATTTGAACTTTATCTATTTTCCGGCGATGTTATGAAAATGGGATATTCAAAAGCTATGAGCAAACGATTAAACGCAGATTGAAATTTTCATTTCAATTCTGTATAATATTATAAACTACTACTATAAATATCACGTATGAATGATCTTAATCCGTTAGACGTTTTGAACACTAGAAAACTTACTAGGATTCCGCCACATTTTTTAAAAATGAAATTAAGCGAAAGAGATGTTTATAATAACGAATTAGATGATTGGATTCGTTCTAAATTAAAAGGAAGATATTGTATTAAACAAATACCGTCTTTTGATGAGAACGGAAATCTAAAAACTTCAACGTATGTTGGATTTGAAGATGAAAAAGAAATGACATTCTTTGCATTAGCCTGTACAAAATTAAGGAGATAACAATGACTGAAGAAAACAAAGATTTGCAAACTACTGCTCCAGCTGCTTCTGCTCCAGAAGCTCCGGCCGCAAACTCTGCAGATTTAAACGTTAGTGACCTTACAGCACTAAAAAGCATTATCGACGTTGCTAGCCAACGTGGAGCATTTAAAGCAAACGAACTAGAAGCAGTTGGTAAAGTTTATAATAGACTTTCAACATTTTTAGATTCTGTTAGCAAAAAGGAACAATAATCATGAGACAAATCAAGCACATCGGAAGAATGAAAAATACTGGAGCGAAAGTAATCACCGTATTTAGAACAATACCGGGCGATTCAGGATCAGCTCTTGTAGTAGGAACAGCAAACTTAACTGATTCCTATCACGATGCTCTGATGGGATTGCTTGAAAGCGACCAGGGGCAAGAGGTAAATGAGTTTGGCGAAA